CACACGTATATTTGGACCCAACCACCAGTCAAGGTGGAACCCTTACTCTCCCTTTCGTTTGGTATAACAATGCCTTGAAAATTCCTAATCAGGAATGGAGAGATATGGGTGATATTATCATCCATGGCATGCAGAACTTGAAGCATGCTAATGGAGCCACTGATTCCGTAACAGTTTCAGTCTTTGTTTGGGCAGAGGAAGTTTCTCTTTCTATCCCTACGGCAAACGAGCCAGGTGCTCTATCGCCGCAGATGGGAGAGATCTTCACTCCCCAAGCCAAGGATGAATATGGTTCAGGTCCAATATCACGACCCGCAGGTGTCATTGCAAAAGCTGCAGGAGCCCTTAGCAAAGTACCCGGTATCGGGATGTATGCTAGAGCGACTGAGCTCGCAGCATCTGCGGTATCGAGTATAGCAACAATGTTTGGATATTCACGTCCTGTGACGTTAGCGGAAATTCAACCGTATACGCCACGATATCTGAGTAACATGGCTAACGCCAATGTCTCAGACAATAGTCAGAAATTGACTTTGGACTGTAAACAAGAACTTACCATCGATCCGCGAGTTATGGGTCTCGGTACAACAGATGAGATGACAATCAAATCTATTGCACAACGAGAATCCTTTCTTACGCAGTTCGGATGGGCTGTTGCTGACAGCACTGAAACCTTGCTTTGGAATTCTGAAGTGAGTCCTGTGCTGTGGAATGAGCTCAATTCTGAGCTTCATTTCCCAGCATGTTGTTTTGCAACTCTTCCGTTTCGGAGATGGAGACGAACAATGAAGTTTCGATTTCAAATCGTTGCTTCTGCGTTTCACAAAGGTAGGTTGAAAATTACCTACGATCCATCATATCCGTTGACGAATGAGTACAATACAAATTACACTCACATCATTGACCTTGCAAAAGAACGTGATTTCACAATTGATATTGGTTGGGGTCAGGAAAAGTCTATGATAAACCACAGAACACCGGGAGTGAGTTCCATTCCATGG